CTGAAATACTGGTTACCAATGGCACCATAGGCAGAGTTAAGTTGAATCTTACGTGCCATTTGAATGTTGTTATAGGCACTAATGTCATCCTTAAGAACAACATTACCAGTTTCTTCCAACTTCTGCTTAGCAGCGAGCATCTTTTTCTTGTAGATCTTACGTTCATCGTAGATCTTCTGCATCATTTCAGGCAAGAAACCGTGAATATCCTTACGATATTGAGCACCGTTAGCACACAGACAGTAAGTTCCATCGATTTGAATCTCCTGATTAAGTAGTTTGTCTACATTTACCCCACCCTTTCGTTCATCCACCAGAGTTTCTGGCGAGATGTTGTACTGCATAATGAGGTGAGGGTATAGGGAGTTGAGGTCAAAAGAGACCACCCATTCATACTGCCCAGGAACAGGTTCCTTAACGTATGCCCCAGCATACTTATCAGATTTGCTTGACTCTTGTTTTGGTGGGACACAGATCTTGCGTTCTTTGAGGTAATTATATATGAGGGTATCCCACATCCGCACCTGTGAATAGACATCTTCAAAATTGACCTTGGCATCATATGCCATAGTCACTGCCAGTTCTAGCAGTTTCATCTTGCGCTCAAGACGATCTACCAGTTCAACGTCGTGTACGTTGTACTCAACGAACTTCTGCCAGTCAGACGTATAGAAATCTTTGAAGTTTTCAAATTCACTGTGATCTAACTTGCGTTGATCAAGTTCAACGAAAGCAATATGATCCAGTCGATAGGACTCCTGGTTGCTGTACGTGAACTTCTGGTACAGGTCAAGATAGTCAAGGATGCTGACACCCAAGATGTCGTAAGACAAATTACGACGACCTTTGATGTACACCTCACGCATATTCACCTTGTTCCAAGGCGACAGACTCTTCATCCACTTGTCACCCAACACACGCTCAATGCGGCGGCAGATGTACGGGATGTCATACAGGTTGCAGTTCCAACCAGTCACAATGTCAGGAGTGTTTTCCGTCCACCACTTATGGAAATCTGACAGCATCTCCTGTTCTGTCCAGAAGACGCGATACTCAGTATCAAGAGTTGCCTCACGAGTTCCCCAAGTAATGTACTTACCAGTAGAAAGATTCTTAACGGTAATACACAGCATTTCTTCCTGACACGCTTCGGTATCAGGGAAACCATTTTCACACGCAACCTCAATATCGATCGTGATGATGTTCATATCCTTAAGATTGAACCGCATCTGACCAGGATACTTTTCACTGATCCACTGGTAAACGAAACGCTCGTATCCGTGAACTTCAAACCCCTCAACATTCTTATACTTTTCAATGAACTCACGAGCACGTCTAGCACCATCGTGAGTAATAGGTGCCATAGGTGCACCGTCCAATGACTTCCATTCTCCTTTGGGAGATGGAACATATAGAACTGGTTTGATAATCTCTTTGTAAGAGATTTGCTGACCATCCTCATACCCACGGCAGAGGATGGCATCACCAAGAAGGGTTACGTTAGTGTAAATGGAACTCAAAGCGATTTTTTGTACTGGATTACGGCGTCTTCAGACGGTTCCACTATAGTAAGAATCACGTCCGAAGTCAAGAAGATGTCACGCTGATCAGTATAAAAAGGATACCGAGTCCAAGTATTAGTCTCAATCCTCATACAATTAGAAATGAGGTATGACGGTTCTTCATCCAGCTCCGTCACTTCCCCCATCAGGTGTGTGTGATCCTTCAGAATCACGATTCTCAATGGTACCATTTGTAGCCTCCACTAGTTTTTCCCATTTGCCCTTTACCTCGGGGTGAGGATTGTAAATTGTTGCCACGTTTGATAGCACCACCAGAGTTCTTTCATTTTCCGAAAGGGGAATCCAGGGGAACATCTCGATGTTAAGATCGTTAATTTTTTGCGGTGTCTCGTGGTCAGACTCAAACAACATCTCTGCAGTTGCAGAAATCGTCACTTGATATGGATAAGAAAGAAAATATCCAAGAGGAGCAAATGAATCCTGACTTGGATATGCCTCCCTCACATCAGCGATTACGTCCTCGCCGTTGACCATTCTTACGATTTTTACGGTCATAATTCTTCTCAATTAGTTGATAATAAACATTGCGAACGATGTCACCAAATGCTTTGCGCTCATTGATGTTTTTTTCATCAGCAAGTGCTCTTGCATAATAGAGAATCTCATCTACATATTCAGTTGGAATGTCGAGAGTAACACTCTCGTACTCTTCGCACATCTTTGGTGTGCAATTTACATAATGGTTCATACGAACTTTCCCAATAAAAAGAGACCCCCGTGGGAGTCTCTTCTGTTGTACTACTATGTATAATCAATATCGGTTGAGTAATCTCTCACACTTCTGAGCATTCTTTCTGCAGAAGTTAGTTACATAACTGTCAGCATCAATATCCATTTGCCAATGGGTATGGAGATGAATGCTTTGAACTATAATGAAAAACCCAACTACAAGTAGATTAAGCTGCGTCACTGGATTCAGTAGAACCCGTAGTATCAATTTCATAGATCTTGAGTTTCTGGTGATCAGGAATAACCTTTCGCAATTCTACCACAAGCATTCCATTTGTAAAGTTTACCGATCCAACCTCAACATCATCACTCAAGTTGAAACCTCTAGCGAAGGTACGAGTTGATACGCCCCGATGCATATACTCGTCTTCAGCATTAGTATCCTTCGCTGCCTTGGACTTGATGAGCAAGACATTGGATTCGGTACTAACTTCAATGTCTTCAGGTGCCCATCCAGCAAGTGCTATCTCGATGCGCCATTTAACTTCCGATTCCTTGATCAGGTTGTATGGAGGGTACTGTCCACCAGGTTGATTGTAACCATAAGAATTCAACCGATGGAAGATGTCATCCAGTCCAACACTATAGCGATTGGCTGCATCAAAAATCCTGTCCAAATCTTTAGACGTAAAACGTGAAAGTCCAGTCATTGTAGTTCTCCTTAAAAAGCGAGAGTCGTTGTGTGGTCCCCGAAGGCGACCGTACTATTTAATAAGTATAACCAGATTTTTTGATGGCGGAAACCCGCATTACAATTTCGGTTTCCACCAAAAAGAATTGCATCCTAAATACATATGTCGGTTCTGAGATGGTAAATGAAAAGATTCATTCCTCTCGTTATGATTTTGATGGCGGCACCTGCTAATGCCGATCTTATTACAAAGCACTCCACAAGTGTTCAACTCACTGTTGATGCTGCTGCTTCTCAAGCAACTCGTTTAGGTTCTTCCTATTCTGTGAGTGGTTCTAATGTATCTGCTACTCTTGGTGGTCTTACTGCTCCTGCTTCGGCAACTGCTGCGGCAACAATGAACTCTGGCACATACTCTCAGACTACTGATGGAAGTGCTTTTTCGTTTAGTGAGACATTCAACAGCGGAGACGCAATCCCAACAGGAACGACCGTTAGTAGCGGTGTGGTTGGAACCTTACCCGCATTTGGAAGTGTCACAACCACTGCTGGTGGCGTGGCTGGTTCTCTCGCTGGTACTATCAATTCTGCTGGCACGATGTCGTTGACTGCTGGTGGTGCTGGTACAAGTGCAACAGGTCAGTTCGTATCTGAAATCACTATCAGATAAGTTGGATAGATAGTAATGAAGAGATTATTCTTCGTGGCATTACTACTGGGATCCCCAGCAATGGCAGTCCCAGTAGTCCCCAACTTTACACAGGGGTCGATGACGAGCCACACTGAGACAACACAAAAAATTACGGAAACCATCAACTCGATGGACTATAACACAGGGTACCAATACTCTGTAACTGGGAGTGGAATTACAGCATCGGGGGCATTGCAGCCTGGCACTGGTGCTAACAATGTAACTATAGACGGCGTGACTTCACAATGGACAGGAATCAACAGCAGACCAAACTTTACGCAAACGACTCCAGGAGGAGCGTTTCAGTTCACAGAAACCTACAAAGGTCCAGGTCTGAGCAATCAAACAATCATCCAAAGAACCACAGAGGTTACAAGCGTAACAGATACTACAAGTATCTTCTCCCAGTAATTATCAGTGCGCTCATTCCTCAAGAAGCACTCGCGGAAGTTGGTGGTGTTAGTGCTACTGCGGCTCCTGTCGCCAATAGTTCTGGCAGTGTTACTAACCAAGCCATTCAAGTCTTACAAGGTCCCTACATTACCAACACCTACGGTGGAGGAATCCAATGTCAAGGTCCAACCCTAAATATCACTCCATATGTAACGGGAAGTGCTTCTGCTACCAAACCATATGAACCATACTACTATGACCCTGTATATGATATGAGGGATCTAGATGATGATGGTGCTCCCGATAATCCTGGCTCTGTATTGTATCGTGTTCCTGTAAGGACAGGACAGAAAGATAACTACAATCTCGGTGTTGGTTTCTCTGCTACTTGGTCTCGTCCTCTCGATAAGAAGTTGCAGGACCAATGCAAAGAAGCAGCTGCTGCTAACATCGCTTTGATGCAACAGACAACTGCCAATAAGAGATTGGATTTTGAGATCGCTAGACTTAAGAACTGTGGTGAGTTGATGAAGCAAGGAATTCAATTCCATCCACGCTCACCATACTATAAAGTGTGTGCTGATGTGGTTGTGAATAATCCTCCAGGGCATACCCATCCACACGTTCATAAAATCCCTGCTCCCGTATCTCAGAGAGCAGAGGATTTAGGTGGAGAAATTAGTCGTCAGTGAGATGATCCGCACAAGAAAGAGTGTCACAAGGAGGACATTCAATACCACTATTCCAGAACTTCTGGTTTGCTTCTAGCAATGCTTCTGCTACATTCTCCTTGAA